AGTACGGTAACCTTCTTAGTGGATTGGTCGAATGTCGGTGTGATAGAAACGAACGATTCAACAGAGTCGCCAGTTACAGTGTGGTTTGCACCATCAATAACACCAGAAACAACTGTACCACCAGTGTTGGTTGCCTCAACAGTTTCGTTATCAGTGAATGTCTTAGAAACAAACTTCAGAGTCAGAAGGCGGTTGACACTATCCCAACTTACAACTTCAGCAGTAGCACCACTGGTTTGACCAGTAATTGTTGTACCAACTTCAAAGTCACCTGTCAGACCAGCAGCAAGGATTGTCATACTGCCTTCCGAACGGGAAGAAACCAGAGAGTACGTTACAACACCACCAGTATTAGAACCAACTTGGAAAGCACCACTAATATCAGTTACGGTGATTTGGTTGGGATTCGTAACGGTGTTGACTGCCGTAATGGTAGCAAGAGCATTAGAAGTCTTCTGATAGATTCTCGCACCAACAGTAAAGGTCTTACCTACACCATCAAGTACAAAGATTTGGTCAGGTTTATGTGTTTGGATTGGATTGTTTCTCAGATGGAGAACACCGCCATTACCAAGACCAAGGCGAGCGTTAGTAAACGTTGCCGTAGCACCTGTGGTGCTAAACTTCGCTCTATAAAGGTTGAACTTAAGGTCTTCGTACTGGTCAGCAGTCCAGGTAGATGCGTTCTGCGACTTGAACAGAACACCAGCATAGGGTTGTTCGGAGATAGTTCTGTCTCCAGTGACATCAACGTCACCCATTCTAGAAATCCAGACCTGATACTCGTTAGAGTCAGTGAACAAAATCAGTGCATATTCAACGCCTTGCTGCAAGTAGACAGGAGCACGGAATGTGAACTTAGTCGGAATTGCTGCAGATTCGGAGAGTTGTACGTCTTCTGGTTTGACCGTAGTATCAGAGAACGGAAGAATCTTGTTAGAAGGATAACCGTTAACCATACTTCTAATCTGACAGTTAATAGGAATATTAGTATCTTTGGTGTAGAAGTAGAACTCGGCAGAGGTTACGAATACACCACCCTCATCGTCAACCAAGAAAGATTGTGCAAGAGGGTCCCACCAACCAATCTGGCGAACCTCAGAACGTGTCGAGGTGATTGTCTGAGTATCGGTAACGGTATCCTTAACAATATCAGCATTACGAATTGCCAGGATGTTCTCCTGAACGGTGTTCAGTGTACCACTAGCTTCGTACGTAACGTCTGCACTAGAAGATACTGCACCAGTAAGAAAGGAGTTTGTTTCACTTGTGGTCATACGAAGGACACGTTTGCCAGTTGCCCAACGAGGGTTAGCATCATTACCAGGGTCGGGAATGAAGAGAGTACCATAATACTGACCAATTCTATCGGTCAGGATTCTACGTGCTTTAACAACTGCCTTAGCACCAGAGGTGCCAACAAGAACTTCACCAACCTGAATATTACCGTAGTAATCACCATTTACCTGAGTTGCCATCGCTTCGACATCAACGTTCAGATATACCGTCTCCGAAGAGTAGGAATCGGGAAGTTCAGAGTCATCATAGGGGTTCCACTTGTAACCGTCATTAGGTGCAACAACTTTCAACTTAACACCAGATGTTTCACCAGTAACAGTTTCACCAATCACAAACGGAGTAGCATTTGTTCTACTGTCTGTGTTGGGGTCCTTGATAAGTTCAATTAGTTTGGGAGTGATGTAGTTTACAACAGACTGACCATCGAAGAACGGATAGAATGTCGTTCTAGGCTTCAGACGTGCAATAGCAACACCAATATTTCTGGAACGAATCCAAGGAATAGAGGTCTGAGAAATTAGAGTATCACCCATCGACTTTCTGTCGATTCTGGGAACAATTCTAGTTCTAATACCAGTTCTAGACTGCTTCTGAGTTACAGTAATGTCTCTTGCTTCGTGAACATAAGCAAACCAACCAGTACCACCCAACCAGTGACCACCACCGATGTTAGTGTGGGAAAGATATCTTCTAGTACCACCAACAGTTTCACCAGTCCAATCAGTCTGCCAGGAGTTCCACTGAACAGGTGCAAAACCATTCTGGTCAACGTTGTTTTCTCTAGCAACAGCAGAGAAGTCGCCCTCAATGTTCTCAACACGAGCAGGAAGACGCTTAGTGTCTACCCAGTCATCAGATGCAGGAGTCAGGTCAATACGTCCAATGTAAGTGAAAACGTTAAACGGGTTAACATTCTCAACACGAGATGCATAGGGTTGTTGAATAGCAAGCATCTCTTCATAAGGAAGAGTCAAAACAGGACCAGTCTTTTGTACGGTAGAGAGGTCTGGTTGGAATTCAAGAGAAACGTTAGTCGTATAGTGTGTAGGACGGCACTCACCATTAGCAAAGTCCAGAGAAGCACGATAATCTTCATGCTGAAGGTCACTAACGTTGTGGGATGAGAAGTCGTCTACAATATAACCATTCTTAAATCTGTCCTTACCATTAGCATCAGTAATCTTGAGATTATTAGTATCTGCTTCCAGCATGGATAGAGCAGTGTAATACTCTACCTGGGAAAGACGCTGTTCAATTTCACCGATGTCACGCATTGTGTAACGACGGTTGTCTTCTTTCTTGATATAAACGTCTCTGTCTGGGTTATAACCATAGGGTCTATGGCGCATAAGTGCCAAGAACATGGCGTTCTTGATATCCTCTGGCGGTTGTGGGTTATCATCAGAAACACCCTTAACAACTTGGAACTGACGGTCTGCAGTCAGGAAGACCTTATCAATACGTCTGAGATAATAATCATAGTCACAACGGAAGTCAGTATCAATCTTGGGAATATCAAATACTGTTGCGTTTACCAGTCCACCAATGTCAAATACACGGGATTTGAAGTCATAGGTAGAACAGTTAACATATGCAGGCGAACCAACAGTACCAGTGCCACTGTAGAGAGGTTTAACAGCAGGACGGAAGTCGAGTACGTCTCTCAGTTCAATATTCTTGAATCTGGGAATATCTTTGTAAGCAATACCAGTATAAGATTGTCCAGCAAAATAATCGCCAGTGGACTGGTGAGAGAACCAGTCAACAACAACCTTAAGTTTACGGATAGGTGCAGCTGCACCAGCAACTCTTACAAGTCTGGAGCAGTCATAGAACATACCTCTCTGACCGTTGTCCAGATAATAATTGTCAGTCACATCTTTAGAACCAACGACGATAGAACCCTCATTATCATTAATCAGGGCAGAAATCGATTCTTGCTGACTGTTAAGACCATCGATTGTTTCACCACCGATGAATGTACCACTCAGGGTAACAAATGTCAGACGCAGTGTAGTAGACGCAAAGTCAACGACAAGACCTCTAGCACCCGATGTTCTACCAACGATAACAGAACCAACAGCAAAGAATGCTGGTTCAACCAGTTGCATCGAAGGGATTACGGGGTCATTATCATCATAGGATTCGTAAACTGCTCTGAGTCTATAACCATCGGGGAGACCCAAAGAGATTTCTTTATCTTCGATACGTGTACCATACAAGTTAGAATACTGAAGACCGAAGAGTTGATTATCCAGTTCTTGGATAGTCTTGAAGACCTTAAGAACAAACATGCTGTTGTTCGATTTAATCTTCTTAGTAGTTACGTTCTTGGAGATTGTAGCAGTCAACTTAACAGAAGTAACTGCGGTAAGACCAGTAACTTGAAGTGTAGTTCTGTCACTAGATGTGAAGGTTGCATAACCAGCAACACCAGAAGTACCGTCTTGTACCTCAATGACATCACCAACGCCAGAACCACCAGTTACGACAAGACTATAGTTTTCTCTAGAAATAGAGGAGAACTGTTCGTTTTCTGGAAGAGTAACAGTAAATGCGTTGGATGAAATGGAGATATTATCAAATGTTCTCCGTACTGTCATCGATTCGTCGGAGATGGACTTGATAGATTCCCGAGGCATGGGAGAGAACAGGTCTGCATTCTCTCTACCCTGAAGACTAGGACGGAATCTCAGTACGGGAGAATATGTGCCATCGGCAGGAGCATTAGCAGCAATACAAGTAGCAACCTGTGTTGTGGTATTGATAATATTAGTGTAGTTTGTAGTTCCCAGCGAAGCGGGGTTTACTCTATCAACGATGACGTAGTTAGAAGCATTGAAGTAGATGTAGTCGCCAGGACGGAGGTCCGCACCAAAGTTGGAGTTAAAACCTGTGAGTGTTGTACCAGAGGCACCGAGCTGGAAAGCATCACCACGAAGTTGTACAATATCATTCAGTACAAGGTCAGATGTAAATTCAATGTTATTAGTCGTTTCATCTCTAGCAACCATCTGACGAGCATCAGTAAACTCGTATTTGTACAGATGGGCAATAGAACCTTTCTCTCTACCATCAACATGAATGACTTCATTCTTAGCAAAGTTACCAGTAATTTGGTAGAGTCTCATTTGAGTAGAAGCACTAATGCCATCTACAATGAAACCTCTCGCACCAGAAGTGGCACCCACAACCAAAGAACCTTGTCCAATAGTTTGAGCGGAAGAAAGTTCAACAACAGTGAACATGTTGATATCAAACAAGTTCGACTGATATTCGTCATCAGTGTTGCTAAAAGTTGCATCTGGGTCAGAAGCATATTCAGACGCAGCAATTCTAGCGTATCCAATAACATTGCCAGTAACATCACCAGGAGTTACAGTAGCAGTATCATACAATTCAACAGTTTGATATGAATTAGTTACTGAAGAACCACTAAAGTTGGGGAAACCATATACATTCTGGTTGAAAACAACGTTACCCAGGTCAAATGGAATAATTGTGTTTTGAACTGCTTTGGTATCTCTGGGTTTCTCCAGGTCAATATATGTTGGTTGCAGAGTTTCCATCTGATAACCACGTACATATGCTTTGCCAGGACCAAACTCCACAGCATACAACGAATCGCCTGCAGCATTACCTTGTGCAGTTACTTGCCCAAGACTATAAACACCACCATTGAATCCATCGTTTACAGATTCACGCATTCTGATTTGGAAATCAGAGACAGTATAATCACCAGACTCATCGTATGTTCTGGCAGCAAGCGTCTTTTCAAGTTCAGAGTATGAAGTACGTTCAACAATCTTCTGAACTTTAGAGTTAGAGATACGAAGAAGTTCTACAAAGTTCTTATCAGAGTCATCATCAAGTGCTTTCTTGATAAGAGTGGTGCTAATTTTGAATCGGTGAGCACCAGGAGCCGAATAGTTTGAAGTACCAGCAGCGTTATCATTCAGGGATACATCGTCTTCTGAAGTGATAATCGATTCGGAGATGGATAGACCAACCCTATATGAGGGGTTGTTTCCATACTGGTCAAGAAGAATATACTGAGAGGGAACGTCAACAAAGTAACCTCTAATAAAGTAAACACCTTGGTTTACATATGCAGCAGAACCAACCGCAGTACCATTCGCAGGAAGAATCTGTGCAAAAGGAGAACCAACCTCAATCAGGGTTGTTCCAAAAGTAATATCATTACTTGCAACCAACTGTTCATTATTATCGAACGTATTCTTGGTTGCCGTCTCGTCGTCAGACTCAATATACTTAACGTAAAGAGTAATGTACCCCTTTTCAGAATCTGCCGCAGAAAGGGTGTACAGAACTTTTGCTTTGATACCAGTATTGAGACCAGTAATAATTTTCCCTGACAGTTGGGACCTATACTGCTCAACTGACGCACCCAAGAAACTTTCTTGAATCAGGATAGCACTAACCGACAAGTCATAACCGACCTGTCCAGGGATGACCATTGCACCCTCTTTGAACAGGTGCTGACCAATCGACTCCACCTGATTCTGCATGATGCTCTGCATCGTCGTGAGTTCCCTTGCCTGAATAGGGAAACCAGGACGGAACAGAACTTTGTAGAAGTTCTTATTCTTGTCAAAATCGTCGTAATACGGCGTGACGTTAAGGTTGGTATTCTGCGGCATTTCTTTAGAACTCGATTACGATTTTAATATCTTCGATTTGGTCGTTTGCACGACTAATGGTCCGTCTATTATCTATGTAAATTACGTTACCACTATTTCTCTCAACTTCAGGTTTTGCATAACCAGAGGTAAAACGCATACCCAAGTCATACTCAGTGTTGTTAATAACACGAGATGATGTATTTGGGATAGCTGGGAAGTTAACGTCGGGTTCACCAGAAGCACCTGAACCAAGACCAGTGATGGAGTTGGAACCATCAAACTCGTTCAGAGAACCAGTTACTTCAGGGAAAATTCCGTCAACACGGTTCTGATAATACTTGAGAACTTTTGTAGTGGAGTTCCAAGAAACAACTCTGCCTCTGGATGTGACAGATTGACCACCAACAATACGAGTTTGCTGGAGAGTTTCGTCTGCAATAAAATTGCCTTGGAATGTGGGTGAGAAGATTGTTGCTTTAGTAGCAGATACGGTCAAATCATCAAGAAGTTCTACAGTACCAAAGCGCAACGGGTTAACTACAAGTCCAACACGACGATAATCGTTATCGATGGGAAAATCGCCAGCACCCTCAGCATAAGAGAGTTTAGCGTTTACCATGACACGATATGCACCAAGTTCAATCAGGGGGTCTGCTCCGTGGCCACCTGGGGGAGGAATAACAACATCGATGACGGCACCTGTTCCAGTACCAACACCAGAGATGTTATCAACTGTAATCTTACCAAAGGTGTATCCAGTACCACCAGAGGTCACAGTTGCGGAGATAACTTTACCACCGTCAATAACAATAGAAACACGTCCACCAACACCGTCACCATTAATAGTAACGTTGTCATATGTACCGTTGTTATAACCAGAACCAGAGGAAGTAATTACAACAGTATCAATCTCACCAGGAACTGCGTTTGTTTTAACCGAAAGGTCTTGAAACACAGGCATATAGTCACTGGAGAAAAACTTTAGAACCTGTGCCACTGGGATGGTGTAGAGATACTTCCAACGATAACCATCAGCAGTAGAGATGATAGAAGTAGAAGTACCAGTTGGTTCGATAGTCGAGGGTTTTCCATTGGGGTCAGAAGGAGAAGTCCCGTTGTAAATACACTTATAAACTTGATAGTTCGAGTTTACAACATAGAAATCCGAATCATAAAGTTTGGTCGCACCAGAAGATGCAGTGTTAGTAGGAGAATAGTCATGACGATACATGTCATAAGTAAAACCCAATCCACCAGTAGTCTTCTCGGGGGGAGTCCAGTCAATACGACGAACAACCTGAACCGTATCAGAGGAAAGGACACGCTTCATGGAAATCATGTCGTCATACGAGTCAGAAAACTCGAAGAACGAGTCCACTGCTTGCGGAGGCGAGTTTTCATTATCCCACGCTTGAGGTCTACCAATAAACAGATACAATCTGTCTCTGGTGGAACCTGCCGCTGTATCACTTTGGTTTGGGTCGGGACCTTCCAAAGATTTAATGAATTTTTTCGCAGAAAAAATTCTAAATTGGTCCGTAAGAAGTGCTGACATTATTTGACGGGTATTTTTTCCTCTAGTTTATTTATCTTAGTTGTCGTCACGTACCAAAACATCATATTCGATGGACTTGATTCTCCAGGAAGCAGCAGTACCAACCAAACGCTCCCCACCAAGGACAACTTCACCGACAGCGCCAGAGCCAGTTGTGTCTCCTGGGTCGTTGGTGAATGTTACTGTTGGGTGTAAAGTAGAACCAGTCAACTCTTTCTCATAACCATAACCACCAGCAGTAACAGTAATACTAGAAACTTGGTCTCCAGATGCAGTCATTGTTGCAGTTGCAGTTGCTTGAATATCTCCAGCATTCTCAATCACGACTGACGGAGCTGCTGTATAGTCAAGACCAGGACTTACAACACGTACTTCAACAATCGTGGAATTGTGTGAGAACGTATAGAAAATACCACCATCACCGATTAGTGCGTTACCAGTATCATATGGAATTGGGTTAATAACTGTAAGAATGTGATTATCAGCATCCCATTCTTCTACAGTTGCACGAACGAGCGATTGGTCTCCTTCAACGAGTTCTCCGACTTGATAATTTTGCTGATTACTATTATTAAGGTCAAGTTGGATTTTAAGTCTGGCAACGTGCTCAGTACCACTGTACAAACCGCCTGCTGCAGCAATACCTGCATATCGGAAGGGGATAGAAGCGTCCTTAATTTGGTCACCAACTGCAAGTAGAGTCGTGTTTTGTCCACCTTGAGTTTCCTCCAAACCATAAAGTGAGTTGTACAGACCACCATCCAGAGAAATCTGGTTCTCGAAATCTGTACCTGTATTTACGAGGTCAGGAATACCATCTCCCTCACCATCATTTTCATCATCATCTTCTAATCGAACGTTCTCTAGAACACCGATTGGTTCTGTCAGAACAGGAATAGATACGCCAGAGTCACCTGCAAGGTAAATCAGGACGTGAGGTGGATACGACTGGTTTGCCGAAGAGGGCAGACCCGCATCAAACGAAACAATATTTTCTTCAACTTCTGACCTACCAGCATCAATGAATGCAAGTTCGTCAACTTCAAAGACCAGGAACAATTCTCTAGTGTTTGGATTCCAGTCATATACTTTTGCAACTTTGTTGTTAGCGTTTTCAATTCTTCTGACAATTCTATCGCCAACGTTGAACTGATACTGAGAGATACCATCGGGAGTATTGTTAATAGTATCTAGAATAACTCTCTGGTCATATCTAAAGTTAGTACCTCGGGTACAATCAAGAAGCCTATTACCACTCTTAGAGGTATAACGAATTAACTCCCTGTTAACAAGAATAGTACCAGAACCAGGAAGTGCTGCTGTAGAGTTTAATATAACAGTTGGGTCGGTATCAGTTAGAGACCTAACCAATCCCATAAGGAAGAACTGAGAAGAGTTGAAAGAAACTCGGTTTCTTGTTACCCTCTTTACATTAACCAGTTTGGTGAAGATAATATTTGGAGGATTTGTATATCCAGAACCAGGGTCTTCAATATCAATACGTGTAATAACACCTTGGTCAATAACTGCTCTACCTTTAGCACCTTTACCGCCACCGCCTTGAATCAAGATATATGGTGCTTCCTGATAGAATTGTCCAGGGTCATCAATAACAATATTTGTTAAGATGCCAGTTGTGTCAATAGTAGCAACACCTTCGGCACCAACACCACCACCACCTTGGAAAATAAGTTTTGGTGAGGATGCATATTCTCTACCAGCAGAGGAAATTGACAAACCAGTGACACTTTGAGTTACTGGTACGAGTTGTGCTCCAGTACCACCGCCACCAAGTACCTTTACTTCAGCAGGACCGAAGTATCCGTCACCGCTGCTAATCATCTTAACGTAAGAGATAGCACCGAGACTATTCAAAATAGCTTCTGCCTTAGCACCAGCTGGAGTATCCTCATTGACAGTTGGGATTGGGTCTCCATATAGAGTGGGGTTACCAAAATATGTTTGACCAATACAATATGGATATTGTGGTGCGCCAGACCCATCAATAGTCAAGAAGTATGCATATGTTCCTGAGGGGAAGTCTGGAGTGATGCAGAAACGACCATTATGTTGGTCCAGGTCACCAATGGTCTCGTCCCAAATATAGTCTTGAGTAAACGCACCCATTGGGTAGTTGTCAACGTTTACTCTGTTACCTTTATTGATATGGTTGTGACACCAGTAGTACAATCTACTGGGAGCGTCTACAGGCACTTCAAACTTAACGTATCTATCGGATGCAGCTGCCATCCCATCAACATATTCAAGCATCGACACCAGGGAACCATCCAACCAATAAGAAACACCCTTATTGTAGTGTCCTCCACCTTCATGGTCGCCATCATCTGTGGCAGAGAACATGACATGGTGTTGGCGAATCAGACTGCCTTCCAGACCATAGTCTTCGTTGGTTGGGTCATTCTGGTCAAAGATGTATGTACGTCCACGCTCAAGGTTGATATACGGTTGTTCAACGCCATCAATGTAGAATACACCAGTTGCTTTACCTTCAGTATTATCAACACCAACAGTAACAATGAATGTTGTAGTTTGTGTAGTATCCCCACTAATCAGAGGACGATTACCATCAATCTCAACACCTTGCTTATGTCTATAGGAAGAGTGCATTCTCTTCCAAATGATTTGGTTGCCAGGACCAGAAAGTTGGTTGATATCATTATCTAATGTCAGACCACTATCAAGAGTATCACCACCATTTGGTTGGGTTGGGTTTGCATAACCATATGGTCCATAGATGGGATAACCATCGTATGAAATACCAAGAATCTTAGAGTGACCGTCTGGGTGTCTTAGATGGTCTCCTTGGAACCCACTGTTCTGATAATATGGTCCAAGTTCAGAAACACTATCATCTTCCCTCCATGCTGGGAGGAATCTTGCATCATGATAGGTGTATAGACCCTCTGGTGTTACGTGACCACTATATTGGTCTTTGTGGAGGAAATCAAACCTAGCAGCATCCAAATCAAACAGTGCTGGAGAATTTCCACCGCCATCAAGAATGGGTGATGAAATCGGTGTTCCATTTGAGAGAATACCAATCTGTCCCTGAGAAATTTGTTCAAATACAACTGCGGGAACTTCTTTACCACCTCTATAATAGACATTATGATGATACGACTGCACCAAAACAGGTGGCATGCCAGGATAACTTCCAATCGGTGCAGGGTCAGGAAGATTATTAGATTTGATTGTCAGAATCGGAGGATTCTGGAAAGAAAAACTTGTTAGTGAATATGAATTGCTAACTGCGATTTTGGAGATATCTATACTCGTATCAACCTTAGCACTATCTTGTAAAGGTGTAATTACAAGACGAAGAGGGTCATATCCTCTTCCAGACTCAAGAACTCTAACGTGAACAATCTTACCAGAGATGTCATTAATTACAGGCCAAAGAACTGCGGGCACAGTTGGAATCCCACAGTTTTCAATCCTTAGAATAGGCGCTTGTGCAGACGTATATCCCGACCCACCATTTTCAACCACAACCTCGCTAATGCCGAAAGATTGATTGAAAACGGGTTTGAGAATAGCACCAGAGCCAGGAACAGTCGCCATTTAACTATTACGCAATTAGACTATGTTGATTGTGTTGCCCATCGAAGAGTGAATCGTACACTGATAATACAGTGTAGAAGGAGCATCCATAGGAACAACAAATGTAGTAGTTCCTGTAGAAGAACCACTAACACCATCTGTATATGCCGTACCACCGTTAGACACTCTGATTTGGAATGGGTGAGAAACACCAGTACCGTTAATAAAGTGGTAGGTAAATCCTCTATAAAGATAGAGAACAGGGTCTTGCACAGAACCTGTAAAACCAGGACCAGAGAAGGTATATGCTGATGTACCAGCAGCTGCTAGTGCCCAAGTAAGAACAGGACCAGCATTGCCTACCCAGTCACTACCATTATGGTACAGCATCGTACCAGAAGCAATCGGGTCAGGGAAGGATGTTTCATCAACATCACTCAAACCACCAAGAGTTGCTGACCCGATAGGTCCACTATACGTAATAGTTAATACTTTGTTTGCTACAGAAGTACTAATATAAGTACTACCTTGAATTGTTACTGTATCTTCTGATTGAGTTGCTGTTGCACTACCTGCATCAGAAGCAATTACAGAGAATCCATCTCCACCACCAGCACCACCACCAGTTTCAATAGCAGGTGCCCAAGCAGTACCAGACCACTTGAGAACGTTACCAATAGAAGGTGTTGCGGTAGATACGTTGGAGAGGCTTGAGAGTGGTTTCTCTTCGTCAATCAACTTAATCCAGTTACCACCATGGGCAAAGTAACCAGAAGCAG